TTTCAAGAGCCGCTTGAAACTCCTGTCTTACATTCATAGATATGTCGCCAATAGGCACAGACCTTTCCACCGTTGTCCGCATAAGGGAGCGAACACCTGTAGAGTCTATAAACATAAAGTCCTTACCGGTGGGGACAACAGAGTCCCTAGCAATGCAACCTATACCCTCGATAGTGTCCACAAGCCGTATCGTATTCAGAACATCGGAAGTAGTATTGTATAACAGTATGCTGTTCTGCCCAAAGATTACAAGAAAATCATTGTGGGCTGTAATGGCCGTTACGGTATCGTAACCGTTTGGCCAATACTCAGCTGTCTGTAAGGAGCCTGTTCCGTTAGTGTCCCACGCCTCTCCGTTTAGTATTCCACTCCACGCCACCCTTGTGGGGTTAGAATCAAAGCTTGATAGCCAGAGTCGGCCAAAAGCTGCATGTCCGCAGTTAGGCCAACCATCTGCTCCCGGAACTGTAGGTGTTAAAGAGACCACCGCTAGTGCTGTAGTGGATACAAGAGGGTCATATACGAGAGGCTGATGTAACGCCTGTATGAAGTACATCTTATCGTTAAAGTTAATCATCTGCCAGTTACTAGCGGTTATTGTATAAGCCACTGGCAAGGTCATAGCCACTAAATTGAAGTCAGGAACTCCTGTATTCTGTTTAAAGATAACTGAATTTCCAGAAGCAAATAATGCTTTCGTCCCATCCTGCCCGTTCAAGAACTGGCCTAGAGACACAATGGGATTTCCGCTTAGAATTTGTGGATTTGTAGTAAGATAGTTAAAGCCCCTACGCGATGCTATTCGACCAAACTTATCAACTACACAGTGGTCGGCAATCGACGCGTAGCTGGGGTCCATGTCTAGTGGACTAGACTGCGTATTGACCCCCGCAAAGCCGGGTGCCGTAATCGCTACGTTCTGCTGTGGCTGAGCCATTAAGCAAATCTCACATTAGTCTGGTTCTCATTAGTATTAGCCCACCAGTCTAGCTCGTTAGCATAGAAGGAGGAGTCTTGAGCAATCGCGTCCCCTAAGTGCCTATCTGCAATTGTGAACAGTTCAGAAGTAGGGGCCCCACCCACTTCCCCACGCTCACGAGAGGCGAGAGCGGTGGCGAGTGTGTATACGGGAAGTGAGGGGACCTTAAGGATGTCAGTAGCCGCCGTGAGTGTAGCTTGATGGCTTACTCTGTCTATTTCTAACCAGTATGTGTCATCTGTAGGGTAAGGCCACAGCGTAATCTTAACGTCCCCCTCAGAAGTGACTGGAAAACCATTGTCTGTGGAGCATGCACCTGTAACTGCAAACTCAGAGGGTCTTCCAGTTCCGGGTTGACTGGGGTTCTGGTAGAGCTGGTTCATACGGCCTACGTTCTGCCAGCTAAGTGAGCTACGAGTGCCCACAAGGGTAGACGTTGCACTTGCTGGATTACTGTACGTCTGTATTCTTTTAATGATGTAATGATTGTCGGCAGAGTTGGGTAAGCCTACAGCAGAGTTAACTACGTCTGGCTGAGTCTGCGCTAGGCGAAGAGAGTCAGTACCCCTTAAGGCACCCCACTGCCACGCGTCTTCTACACGGTCTTTAGCGTCATTCACTGCGGAGCCTATAAAGCGCCAATAGGGGTCAGTGTCTACCTGTGCGGCAGTAATTGTATCTTCCCGTAGTCGGATGAGTACTGCGTTAATTAGGTCTAAGTATGTCACTTATATTGCTCCTTGGTATATGTTATCTAGTCGGGCCAAGCGGCTTTGTAGGACGTGCATAAGCTGTTCTTGTGGTGGTAACCTACGTATCCAAGGCATCTCTACTAGCTCCAGTGCTGTAGGCTCCATGTCACTTCCGCGCAGAGAGCCAGATAACTCGTCTGATATGTCAAAGTCGTAGCCATCTCCTGAACCGTCACCAGTACCTGAGTCGCCAGCGGATGCTGTAGTGCCTGAGCCAGTACTAGAGTCCGCAGTGGAGTCCCCAAAGGGGTCTAGCCCGCCCAAGAGGTCCTCAAGTGGTCCCTGCTCTACGTCCCCGAGGACGATATCGCCGTCAGCAGTTACAGGACTATTATCTCCCCTGTCTGGCGTAGAGGCATCTGTACTGTCGCCCGGTGCCCAGTCAGGCAATGTAGTGCTCGGCGGGGCAATCTCTTCGGCAACCGAACCATCGCCTGTCTCATACGTTTGCTCTTCTGGCTGAGCAGGGGGGCTATTGGGGTCAAATGCCTCACCAGTGTACCGCTCGTACTCCTCAATTAAACTAGGTGTGAGCTCACCGCCGTTATTCATTTCCCTTAAGATTGCCTCATGTAGCTGGCGGGAAACAACGTTATCGTCAGTAGTAGGTAGGCCGAATACTTCACCGTTAAACCCACCCTCTGTCCCTGTAGTCACGCCGTCGTCACCTGCGGCCACGTCTGCGGCTGCCTGAGCCGCCCTGTCAGCTGCGGCCTGTGCCTCATCGCTGATAGTCATCCCCGGTAGCCGTATAATGTCGTTAGACACACCCTGCGACTCCCAGTAGTCAGCTAAGGCTTCCCGGTTAAGGGTGCCGTCTGGGTTGTATAGACCTGTCAGAGTCGCCTCTGAGGCACCCACAGGGTCTACAGCTGTATTTGAACCACCCTGCGCATTGTACTGGCTAGGGTCATAGTTATTCTGTATTGTCTCTAGGCCCGTAGAGGCGTTATCCTGTACCTGCTCTGATACTACATCGGCGTCTTCAGACCCTTGCCTATCGTTAATTGCGCTAAGTACATCTCGCAATGTACCGCTCTGCCCAGACACGGCCTGTGTTATCTTCTCAAGGATTGTCTGCTCTATGAGCTCACCGGAAATACCCTCCGCTGCCATACTACCTGCCTGTGCTGTTAGCCCTGACTGTAATGCTGTGCTCTGTGCAGAAGTCAGAGCACTGACGCCTTCCACACCTGCGGCTGCTTCTCCGGCTGCTGCTGCTGTGTCCACCCACTCACCTACATTAGCCCCTACGTAGGCAACTATTGAATTAGCGACGTTGCTTAGAGTTATCTTCCCTTGCTCAGCTGCCTTTGCCCCCTCAAGAGCAACTACAGACCAGCCGCCTGTGTAGGGTGCAAGAGCTGTTGCAATGAGGCCGACCACTGGGTTATCAAAGCTACTATGCTCAGGTGTCTTAATTAAGGAATAACTCCCTACAGGCCCTAGCGTATTGTTCTCATCCAGCCTGTCACCTGCCTCGTAGTCATACTTCTCGTTTCGGTAGATTCCGTTAAGAGCACCTCCTAAGTTAAGAAAGGTGCCGTCTTCGTTCTTCAGGTCAGCGATACTGTCGTAGCCATTTTCTTTAAGAAGAGTATCAGCCTCCTTGTACGCCATGTCTAGGGTGTAGTCAGGACTTGTCCCTCTCTTACTCCCGGCTACTCTATTTGGGTTAGCGGCTGCGTCAGTTGCTACGGCATCTTCGTACTTCTTATTTATCGCCTCTATTCCCGATAAGAATGAAGGCGCTGCCGGGGTTGTCGTAGGTGCTAGCATGCCGGTAGGCGCTGGGTCATATACGACCTGCTCTGGCTGTACCGCAGGGGTGACTACGTTATTTGGTTGAGAGAGCATTCCACCTAAAGGGCTTATAGGCAACTGCTGCTGGTAGTTAGCACCTAGCATAAAGTTACGGTTCTGTTCCTGTCTTGGCATCTACTTCTTCCTTGTCTTTTCATACGTACGAAGACCGCCTAGCCCCAGAAGCCCCATAAGGATAGGAGACATAGCTGCCCAGTCCATGGGAACAATTCCTGCGTTAAGGGCCGTAAGATAGGGTAAGAGAATAAAGTTATTAACCATACCTGCTACACAGACCCAACCAACCGCTGGCCTCCATCCTGCCTGAAACCAATTACCCGACTGAGCCTCCAGCTTATTTACTTCTATCTGCTGGAGCATTAGATGCTGATGTTGCTTACTGGCTAGGGTGGTAATGTCATGTGCAAGGGCACTAGCCTTGTCTTTGTCAGGAATGAACTTACCTAGTAGCTCAGCTACAGGGTCTATTAAGTCACTGAGTATTGACAGACTCACTTAATTCTTCCGTTTAGGAGTTTGTATGCTAAAATACGTACTGACTGGCTCCCCATGAAGCCTATAGTCCCGCCGCAGAATAGGTACCACTCCTGACTGTACCCGAGGGCTACCAGTGCAGAGCCTGCAGTGACCGTTAGGGCCCCACAGATTAAAGACTCTAAAGCAATCCTAAAGAAACTAGTCTCATTCCTGTCGTACACTACACGGAGAACTGAGACTGCGATTGCCATTAAGAGCCCCCCGAGCCAAGGGTAGTTGAGTAAGGCCTCTTGTATTCTATCGCCCTCACCTAGCACGGTAGTCTGCTTACGGACATCATACTGGGAAAGAGGCGA